AAATGAGGTGTCGCCGGGAGATGGACTACCCGCGCCTGAAGATGACAGTCCAGAAAGGAAAAGAATGAAAATTAGGGAAGTAAATCAAGTCAGTCTGGATGAAATTGCAGTCTATATGAATGACGATATCAGAGAACAAGTTCACGCTGAACTTGCGCCTTGTACGCCGAAGAATTTTTTAACAAGATACTTACAGCTTGATTGCAAATTTATCAATTTACTATTATCCGAATTTAATATCGAGATTGATTAAACGCTCGAATAATCGGGGCTTGAAAGGAGGTAAGATGACAAACATATTATTAATAATTATCATAGCTGAGTTAATTATGGTAATTGCCAATCAGTTCACCGGGGATTGAAAACGTAATACTTTTGTAACACTTTTGTAACCATTATAGCACTAAAATATGCTATACTCTAATTGTGGCAGAAAATGTGTCCTCTGAACTCCTGAATAGGCCGGGCCGCCACACCCGGCCAGAATAGTGAGGTAGATATGTTAAATGATATTGTAGGGCAATTTATTGAGTCTCAAAATATGAAACTGTGCTATCAGTTTTGGGAAGAGAATACAGAGACATTAATTGTCGAATATATAAATACAACTTATAAACTCAGGTTTTTATGCGAAACTAGCACACGTATACCAGAACTATTGATTTTGAAATATATAAATTGCAAATACATTGATGTTCAATTTTTCTCAATCAATAAAATTTAAGTCGAAACACCTCATCTGAGGTGTAGTACGGAGATGGACTACCGTACCTGAAGATGACAGTCCAGAAAGGGAAAACAAATGGCAAAAATGGTAACACGTACAATCTTATCAACAGAAGTAAAAGCAGTGATAGCTAATCTATCTGAAAACGTACTGGAAGAAGTAACTTATAACATTCCTGGGAAAATCACAAACAAAGACAAGGCTATGAAAATCCTCAGGAAGCAATACACAACTTTACCGAGAATACCAACAACAGTCCTTGAACTTACCATATGTGAAAAACTTTATGGAATGCCAGAAGAAACCTTTATTGAGCACGCTGTAGAACTTCCGCCTAGAGCGTCAAAGAAGGAGGTTGAATAATGGCAGAGTATAAAGCAACGGTTAAAGAGGCATCATGGCAGATGTCAGCAAGAGAAAAGCTCAGGTATACTGATTTCACTGACGTGATCCAGCTTGATGAGGCTACACAAGCAGGAGACCTAATTATTGACGTAGACAAATGGGTTGTAGTTATGGTTCATAATGAAAAATCTGATACAGTTGACTATCAGAAATACGTAATAATAGATAAAGAAGGACAGGTCTATGTTACAGGATCAGAAAGCTTTTGGAGGGCATTTGAGGCAATTTATGAAGTAATGTCTGATGAGAATGAGACAGTCTATAGCATTAAAGCGTACCGAAGAGAGAGTAAAAACTACAAAGGAAAAGATTTTCTAACATGTAGAATTATTTAAATAAAAGCCCCTCCCTAATAAGGGGGGGCCTTTATTTCTAAAAGGGGGCTTTCAGATGACGGAACTACAAAAGCAAGAACGTCGTATAAAACGCTTTATTAAAAATGCAAGTAAAAGAGGATTTGAGTTTGATACTAACCGCATATCAGAGTTTATGCGCACATTAAACCCAAAAGAGATTGAACAGATTAAGACTAGCAGTTTATATGAATTTTCTAAATATGTAGATCAAGATACAGGACAAATATTATCAGGACTTGAAGGAAGAAAATTAGAACGTAGACGAGCGGCTTATAAAGGTCAATTACGAAAAAAACAAGCTAAAAAAGCTAGAGCATCTTTTGTTGATATTGTTATCCGTAATTATCGTAGACAGATATTAGGTTTTCCAAAAAAAGTGTCTGATATTGTTATACAAGCACTTAATAACGCAATAGACTTATCAGGACGTGAAGCAGTGGCTACTAGGCTTGAAAATAATGCAGAATCATTATCAGACTATCTAAACCGCTCAAAAGTGTTTGGAGATAGCATCTCAGCAATTATATCTTATTGTCAAGCAATGTTTGGAGACTTGCCCGGAATGACAAATGAGGATGTAATTAATGTCTCAGACATTTTAGACGGTTTAGAATCGTATGAAACAACGTGATTTTACTTACTTTGTAGGAGATTTTGAAACTACAGTATATGATAATCAAGAGTATACAGAGGTATGGGCATCTGCTGTAGTTCCGTTATATTCTGAAAGCGTGATAATACACCACTCACTACTTGATACGTTTAATTATTTAAAAGCGCTTCCGGGTAATATATGTATTTACTATCACAACTTAAAATTTGACGGTTCTTTCTGGCTACCATTTTTAATAGAAAATCTAGGATTTAAACAGGCTTATCTCAAGATAAAGACAGAACAAGGTGAGCTTATAGAATGGAAGTCAGAAAAGAAAATGTTCAATAAGGAATTTAAATATTCTATTTCAGATCGTGGAGCATGGTATAATATTATCATAAAAGTGAATAATAAGATAATAGAAATACGTGACTCCCTGAAGCTTTTACCATTTAGCGTGGCTGAAATTGGCAAAAGTTTTGGGACAAAACATAAAAAACTTGATATGGAATACAAGGGATTTAGATTCTCAGGTTGTGAAATAACGCCTAAAGAGAAAAAGTACATTGCAAATGATGTATTAGTCGTAAAAGAAGCTCTTGAAATAATGTTCGATCAGGGCCATGACTCGTTAACTATAGGCTCATGTTGTTTAAAGGAATTTAAACGTACATATGACAAGGAATATTACAACATATTATTCCCAAATATGTATGATATATTACTAGATAAAAAAACTTACGGAGCTGAAAATGCAGGCCAATATATTAAGCGATCTTATAAGGGTGGTTGGTGCTATTACGTAGAAGGAAAGCAAGGTAGGATATTAAAAAATGGTTTGACAGCAGATGTTAACTCGTTGTACCCATCTGAAATGCATTCTGATTCTGGAAACTATTATCCAGTGGGAAAACCGAAATTTTGGAGCGGTGACTATATACCTGACATGCCGGAACATGCGTATTATTTTGTGCGTGTAAGATGTAGATTTTATTTAAAAGATGGCATGTTGCCGTTTATACAGATAAAAAACTCATTTATGTATTTAGGAAATGTGTGCTTGACTACAAGCGATGTATGGGACGACGAGCAAAATAGTTATTGTCAGGAATTAATTATGCCAGATGGATCAGTAAAGTCAACTGAGGTTACTCTAACTCTAACAATGATAGACTGGATATTGTTTAAGGAGCATTACGAACTTGTCGACTGTGTCATATTAGATGGGTGTTGGTTCCATTCAGAGATAGGGCTATTTGATGAATACATTAATTTGTACAAAAAAATTAAAGAGGAATCAAAAGGAGCCATACGGACATTAGCAAAGCTTTTTATGAATAACCTCTACGGTAAGTTAGCGGCTTCTGACGATAGCTCATTTAAAATTGCATACATTAAAGATAATGGTTCTATAGGGTTTAAGCCCATCAAAGAAAACAAGAAACAACCTGGTTATATACCGTGTGGATCAGCTATAACATCATATGCAAGAAATTTTACCATACGTGCGGCACAAAAAAATTTTTATGGTGCAGACAAGCCAGGTTTTGCGTATGCTGATACTGACAGTCTACACTGTGACGATATGTCGCCTGAAGATTTAGTTGATATACCTGTGCATGAATCTAAGTTTTGTCACTGGAAATTAGAATCGTTTTGGGATAGAGCTATATTTACACGTCAGAAAACATATATTGAGCATGTGACTCATGAGAACCAGAGAAAGATTGATACACCTTATTATGATGTAAAAGGCGCCGGAATACCGGAAAGAAGTAAAAAGATATTTATTGATAAAATAGAAAAAGGTGAATATGATTTAACAGATTTTAAGGTTGGATTAAAATTAGAGGGTAAATTAGTTGCTAAAAGAATTAAGGGCGGAACTGTATTGAAGGAAACAACATATGAAATGAGGTAAATTAAATGACAAAATGTATAAAAGAAATGGAACATGATATAAAAGTTTTGAAAGATTGTATAAGGATAATAGCAAAAGAATTTATGCTTAAGCCATATTATGTTGACCAAATGCAAAATATTTCTAGTCAGTTTATTGATAATTTATATGATAAAATAGTAGATGAAGATGTGTTATCAAGGGACCTCAATGAAATAAAGAATTATTTATTACGCCGATATTCATTCATCACGGATATAATACAAGAAAAGTATGATTTAAAGCAAGAAAATATGAACTTAAAAGAGAAATACGAAGAATTAGAGAATAAATATAAAAACATGGAACGAAACTTTTATGACGCATTTTCATAACATTAAAGAGAGGGAGTATTTTCCCTCTCTTATTATATCTTAATAACCGGTGCGTATAAGCATCTGACATTGATGGATATATAACAGGCGTTACATTTAAAACGTGTCTCCCTACTACATACATATACGCTGGCGGTTTTAGATATCAATATGATAATGTTTTTAATATAGCTTCTTTACATCTAAGGTCTTTAAATCTAAAGCAACCTTTTTCAAAATAATATCTAAGGGTGTTAATCAAAAAGCCACACCTTTTAAGCATTATGTAATTAATATTATGGTCTTCTGTAGTTACAGCTATCTTTAATTTAAACTGGCTGTCTGCCTTTGAATCACAATATATAACACCTTCTGTAGCATACTCTCTTACACCATAATCATTTCCATTATACCTAATAGTGCATAAATAATTGGACGAGCCTTCAGGCTTTTCTATAAAAGATGTATTGTCATTGAGATAAACATTTTCAGAAGAATAAGCAACGTAACTGTTATTACTAAAAGCCCTGTTGAATCCGCTGGCTTTTTGAGCTTCCGAAACACTTTCAAGAAAACTTTGTTCAAGCACATAACCATCGCCCCTTAAAAATTTAGTTTCATTTTTCAACCGATCTGTTATACCCATTTCAACATAATACGGATTGATGATTGTTACTGCATTAGAAAGCATATATACGGGAACATATTTAACTTGCTCACCATTACCACGTGCAATTGAAGTGTGTAACGATATAAATTTTCTTATTTCATCTGAACAGTAGTGGTTAGTTTCACTTTGAAATTCATCAAATAATAGTTTCGTTATGTCAGATAATAAGTGACTGTATTTTTTAATTTGATCCGAACTATTCAAAGAAAGAGCATAACCGCAACTAACCTCATCAACAAAAAGCTCATGAAAAATTCCGCCAGCTTTTCTTTCAGATTTCATGGTAGTACCAGGAAAAAATAAATTAGATAAGTCCTTATAAAATTTGTCTGAACAATCATCTAACTCATAATTATATCGATATATTAACCCAAATTTTTCTTTATTCTTGAAAAATCTATTCATAAAATATCGTCCGTAATAAGTAGTTTTACCTGACGAACGATTTCCCGTTGTTATGAAAAGTTCAGGCTTCTTACCATTAATGTCTTTCATGGACAAAAGCTTTGTTCCATCGTAATACTTTTGTAACATTTTTGTAACACATCCTTAATAAATATATGAATATTATTTTAATTAATTATAACATATATGTTGTAATTATGCAACACTTATGCTATAATTAATAATATAGATCAAAGAAAGGAGCCATTTATGGACTGGAACGGTATAGCAAGCGTGATTTCATCATTAGGTTTTCCGATTGTCATGTGTATTATATTAGTATGGTATATAAAAGATTCTAACGACAAGCAAAGACAGCAGATAAAGGAAATAAACGATCAGCATAGTTCTGAAATGTCTGGAATAACAGAAGCATTAAATAATAACACTTTGGTTATTCAGAAATTATGTGACAAGATGGACTTAATCAACAAGGAGGTATAGCATGGGTGACATTGAAAAAACTGTACAGCATATGGTTGACTTAGCCAACGATGATAAACACGGATATTCACAGGTCAACAGATACGGCCCAGATTATGACTGTTCGTCATCTATATCTGAATCACTCATAGTAGGTGGGTTTAACGTATCTAAATTTTCCACCACTAGAAATTTATATAATCAGCTTATTAATGTTGGGTTTAAATCTATACCAATTAATACAACTAGAAAGCGTGGGGATATTTTTCTTGCTGTAGGTTCTCATGTTGTAATGTGCGTTGATGCTGATAATATTGTACACGCTTCAATCGATGAAAACGGCGATATTATTGGAAGACAATCTGGCGATCAGACTGGTAAAGAATTTTGTATCCGCTCCTATTATAGTCACCCGTGGGATTATCATTTGAGATACTCTGAGCAAAACACAAATACAGGTTATACCTATAATGAGGGTTATGACTACACACTACAATATAATATGTGCGTTAGAACAGGTGCCGGAATTATGTTCAGGGCTAAAACACACGATGAATTAACAGTAGATGGGCGAAGACATGACAAGGATAAAAACGGATGCTTAGACGCTGGTACAGTAATTACGGCTTTAGAGATTAAAAAAGTTGGAAAAGATATATGGATCAGATGTCCGTCAGGGTGGGTAGCAGGTGTATACAATGGTGAGGTGTATGTAAAATAATGCCAGATATAACCGCCGCTTATAATTGGGTAATAAGACAATGCAATGCGCCAAATGTTGGATATAGTCAAGCTTACAGACAAGGGCAAATTGTAAATGGGATTAAATATTATGATTGCTCTAGTCTAATGTCTGAAGGCTTAACAGTAGGAAACTTTTTTCAGACAAATCCGTGGTTCACAACGGCCAGTGAACCAGATTATCTAATAGGCGCAGGTTTTACACAGCACCCGGCAAGCGTTGAATGGAATGCTGGTGATATAGTCTGGAGACGTGGACACACTGAAATGGTCTATCAAAATAGAATAACCATGGGTGCCCATACTGACACATATCCGTTAGATCAACAAGTGTCCATCAATACGTATGCAAGCGATCCCGCATCATATACGTATGTATATAAATATGGAAACGGAGCACTGCCCGCAAATAGTTACAACGTTTGGATGGGGTGGGTTCCAAATGAATCTGGATTCCCTTACGGTAGTACGCAATCTCTCGCAGTAATGGGCGACAGAGGGAGAGCTTATGGAGCATATCAGTTTGACTATAGATATGGATTAGTGCCCTTCCTGGAGTATTGTGTCAATAATTACCCACAGTTTAACGGGTTTACGCCATTCATATCATTGGGGGCTGGAAATACTCAGCTAGTAAATAACAATATCCTACATTCATTATTTGCGAATTATGCAATTAATTATACAGCGGATTTTCTAGCGGCACAAAACGCCGTAGCTATAGAACAATACTTACAGCCAGCTATTGATTATATTACTAACAATTATAATTATGATATTAAGGATAAAGGTGCAGTAGTATTAGGTTCACTGTTTTCCATGGCTATCCGTAGCGGGGCAATAACAGCGGCTAGAAAATATGCAAATTGTGCAAATATGTCACCTGTCGATATCATAAATTATACATATGATACTTACGGTGACGGAGACGCTGGAAGATGGCTGCCCGGCACACCTATCTCACAAAGGGATAAAGCTTTAAACGCTTTAGTAACAGGTGATGATATTTTTGATCTAAATGCGGGCGGAGGTGAACAACCGCAACCACCTCAAATACAAGAGTCAAAATTACTGTTCATGTATTTAAAAAATGAAAGGAGAAATAAAGGATATGGCTATAAGAACCACAGAAGAATTATTGGATATCGTTAGAAGGCGTATCGGTGATGATATCTCAGATGATGCTATTCAGTTAGTAGAAGATGTTACAGACACGTTGAGAGATTGGGAGAGTAGAGCCAGCGTTGATTGGGAATCCAGATATCGAGAGAATGATGATGAATGGAGAAGACGGTATATGGAACGCTTTAATGCTTCAGCCGATGCAATCACAACGGCGGAAAGAGTTGTAGAGGAACAAAAAGAAAATGTTTCAGACGATGGTAAGAAAAGAACTTATGAAGAATTATTTGAAGAAAGAGAGGGTTAATAATTATGCCAACTAAACCTCAGGTAAAAACACTTAATGCTAATTCAGTAGAAATTTTAAACACGCTTAGAGCTAATGCAAGTCCTAACTATCAAGATATGGTGCCCTATGCAGAAGGCTCACTTGATTCTGTTAGAGAAATTGGTGCCATTATCATGCAGTATCCAGCTTTACAGAATGAGTTTTTATCTGCTCTTGTAAACAGAATAGGCATGGTGCTTGTAACGTCTAAGTTATATCGCAATCCCTGGGCATTTATGAAACAGGGAATGCTTGAATTTGGTGAAACAATCGAAGAAATTTTTGTTAACATTGCAAAACCGTTTGAATTCAATCAGGAAAGGTCTGAAACCACAATTTTCAAACGGGAAATTCCCGATGTAAGAGCGGCTTTTCATGTAATGAATTATACCAAATTCTATAAGGCCACTATTTCCAACGATCAGCTTCGTCAGGCATTTTTGAGCTGGAACGGAATTACTGATTTAATTGCTAGAATTGTAGATGCTATGTACACAGGTGCAAACTACGACGAATTTATAACCATGAAATATCTTCTTGCAAAACACTTGATTGCTGGAAATATTTATGCTAATCAGATTGACACAGTTTCTACCGAAAATATGAAATCTATTGTAGCAACTATTAAGGGCGTTTCAAATTCTTTAGAATTTTTGAGCAATAAATATAACTACAATGGTGTAGAGACTTACACAAACAAATCAGATCAGTATATACTGGTTAACGCAAAATTTGACGCAACCATGGATGTTGAAGTTTTAGCATCAGCGTTTAACATGGATAAAGCGGAATTCATGGGTAGGCGTGTACTTGTAGATAGTTTTGGAAATCTTGACAATGCCCGTCTTAAATTGTTGTTCGCTGAAGATCCTAATTACACGGAAATATCAGCAGATGATTTACAGGCGTTGGATAATATTCCGGCTGTAATGGTTGATAGATATTTCTTTATGATCTTTGATAACTTTTACAACTTTACAGAGCAGTACAACGGGGAAGGGCTATACTGGAATTATTGGTACCATACCTGGAAAACATTTTCTATTTCTCCGTTCCATAATGCTGTCGCATTCGTCCCAGGTGCGCCGACTATCACTAGCGTAACAGTAGAGCCTTCAACGGCTAGTGGCTCTGTAGGTTCAACTATACAGCTAAGCGCTGAAGTTGTTAGCACAAACTTTGCTCCTAAAACTGTTACCTGGTCTAGCAGTTCGGAAAACGTGACAGTAAATTCTAACGGACTTGTAACAATTGGAACTGGGGC